CGCTCGCTCCATACCATCAATAATTGCATCATCTTCGATGCGATGGTAGCTCCCCTGATTGAATGGTTGACCCTCATGGAAGAACATTCCATCATAGCAAGGCTGTTTCCCATTGGTTTCGATCAGAATAGAATTGTCTTCGTTCGCCCAATCGGAGTGGCCGGAACAATTAGATACAACCGACCACTTACCGAGACACGTGCTATTGAACGCGGGTAGACCCCACCCCTCACCATTAGAGATTCCGCTTAAATCAATATCTGCTGCCCTATGCAGCATAGCGACCTCGTAATTCGTGGCGATAGGGTCTTTAAAATTAAGATTAGACCATGTTTTGCCGCCCAATATGTTATTCACAATTTGGGTGTAAAATTCTTTTTTGAAAAATGGATTGTTGACCACGCAAGTCAATTGGTAATCGTTATTGTTACCGTATTTCTCTAACCACAACTTAATAATGCGTTGGGTATTCTTGCGTGTTTCCAACTTGCCGACGAGAATAAAATGACATTGGTTGACGCGCCGAACTACCTCTTGATCTCTTGCAAAGTCTTCATCGAAACCTAATGGAACATGTGAAACATTATCACAACCACAACTTTTAAAAGTTTCGGCAGCTTCGCTTGAGGAAAAAGCTACGTGGTCCATTGACTTCACGATAGCAATTTCAGTTTTAGTTGGGGCATCAACCTCATAGAAGGTTAGTAGCGTCTGATGATCAGTCAGTTTAGATTCTGATCCTCCAATGTGCCAGCATTTCAGGACAGGCGTTTTCCGCGCCAATCTTTCTATGGCGTTTGCTCTCCTTTCGTCTGCCCATTGCCTCAGTTCAGAGTCAACAGGTTCATAAGCGGTAAAATCGTAGTTGTTACCGACTGGAAAGATACCATCGACGCGACAATCGCTTCGATGGAGTTCCCTTAAAATATTATAACTTACATTGCCTATCGACAATGGGTTGATTGGTGCTTCTAGAATCATATTAAAAATTTGTGCGTGCGTGTTCTCCAAAAAGTTCTTTTGCTTTCTTATCGTAAGCTTGTGCTGCTTCTAATTCTGTTTTAAAATTGCCTATATGGATAGATTTTCTATTATATTGAATGCTAGCTTTCCAATACTTACGGTCTAAACAAACACCTTTATATTTCGAATAGCCCCTATGTTGAATTTGATTAGCTTGATTAAATTGGTTGTTTGAGGCGCGAAGATTAGTAATACGGTTATTACGAGTATCACCATCAATATGATCAACAATTTCAGGTTGTTCTCCTGTTTCTAAAAAATAAATAATTCGATGAACTAAGGGTTGCTGCCCATCAAGTTTTATTTGTAAATATTTTGAACTAGTATTTAAAGCACCAATAATTTTGGCAGAATCTTTCGCTATTAAGATTCCCATATCTGGATTATAATTGTATTTTTCCAGAATTTTTTGCCGATCAAAAATCATACGATAGTTTCTTTTTCAAAAATAACATGGCGTCTTTATGTTTTGCTTGAATGGCTTGAGGTGATACCCCTAAACCGTCAGCAATTTGACTGAACGTTTGTCCAGTCTTCTTCTCACCACCAAAATATTTCTGCTTCACGATATCGTAGACCTCAGATCCATATTTGTCAAGGACCAAATTTAGAATTTCTTCTGACTGGTCTTTTCGCAACAGATATGTTTCTGGTGACAGTCCATGTTCGCCGCCTAAGCTGTCGTCATACTCACAGAATGTAGGTTGACCCTTTACCTTTGACCTTTGAGTAAGTAGAGTGTACTTAGTTTTATTCGCAAGCCATGTTGAAAATTTTGCGTTACGAGCTTCGTCAAATGAGGCGATAGCTTCGAAGAAGTAAGTCGGCTTTTCCTCAAAGACATCTTCCCGCTGAGAATTCGTATAAGATGGCGGCATGAAGTTAGCTACGGTCTGATGAAAGATGCCACTGTGACGTTCCATCAACTCTAACAAAGCTCCCTCATCTGCTTCATCTTTTACCAACGATACGAGATAATTGTCGTCCATTTCGGACCTGTTAGACCCTGAAAACTGCATAAAATCGTTATCCATACACGATACTATTCACTTTTACAGTAAAAATCAATTAAATTCCTCTTTTTATTACAAAAAAGAAAAAAAATGAAAATAATACTTGACAAGAAAACAAATGACAGGTAAATGTAGTGCGAGAAAAACGAACGACCTCCCGTGAGGAATAACTGACGAGTAGCTGATAGGCTTTGCTTAAAAACGAGAAAGTTAGGACATTATCTTTGCTCATCGTTGCGAGTTTTTCGAACAGTTGACGACTTACAGAAACAAGAATCGGTTAGAGGAAGACTTACGAAGCGCCAACTGTTAAGATTAGTTAACAGCGCGAGTAAGTCTGACGTGTCGAGTATTTTCTCAGCACCGAACCTTTGAGTTTTTAGTATAGTAAAAAATTGTTACAAAAAGCCTTTGACTAAGTTGAAAAGTTGTGTAAAATAGTTTACCTATGATCGAGTTTGAAGTCACAGACGAGTGGTATCAGTCCGCAAAAGAAAAAGCAGATGAGTTAGGTCATCTCAATCATTCGATCAGAAAAGGTGCAGGGAATTTAGTTGGTTTTATAGGAGAGCACATCGCACAACATGTTTTAGGCGGCGAATTTGCAAACACATACGAATACGATCTCGTTCTAGAGAATGGTTTAACAATAGACGTTAAAACCAAAATGACTTCGGTAACTCCACTACCTCATTATATGTGCACCATTGCTGATTATTATTTACAGGACTGTGATTACTATGCGTTCGTGCGTGTGCATAAAAATTTAACAAAAGGCTGGTTTCTCGGCTTTAAAAAACACGACGAATTAATTTCTCAGGGTATACGTGTCCGCAAGGGTGACGTGTGCAAAGAGAACGGCTTTGTGGCTAAATTAGATGTCTATGATATGCCCATTTCTGATCTGGATACTAATTATGAAAAACTTATTAACCAGAGCAGAACTTCTTAATCAAGTCGATTACAATAGGTCTAAAGGTGTTATTTCTAAGAAAGGAATTTCATCTCCTGTTAGGCGTGATAATAAAAAATTGCGCCTAATATTAGAAACACAAGACGGCAAAAAAACATTTTATGTTCATCGCCTTGTGTTCTTTTTGGAAAATGATTATTGGCCTGAATTCGTAGACCATAAAGATGGTAACGTACAGAATAATCATTTTTCAAATTTACGCGAATGCACTCAAGCAGAAAATAACCGTAATCGATTTAAAAAAGCTAAAACTACTAGTCAATACAAGGGGGTTTGTTGGGAGAAACGACGCTCTAAATGGTTGGCAAGTATTCGTTTCGAAGGAAAACAGATTTGGATCGGCAGATTTGATTCAGAAGTCGAAGCTGCTAAGGCTTATAATCGAAAAGCCATGTGTTTGTTTGGTGAGTTCGCGCAACTTAATCAATTAGACACAAACCATGAGCGACTTATTCGAACCGAGAGATAATATTAAACCACTTGAGTATCCAATCTGTGAAGATTACGTAGAAGCAATCCGACAATCCTATTGGGTACATACAGAGTTTAATTTTACAACAGATATTCAAGAATATCACACCGAACTAAATGATTACCAAAGAGAGGTAATTAAGAAATGCCTACTTCTAATATCTCAAGTAGAGGTTGGCGTCAAAACTTTCTGGTGCAACCTACATCGTCACATACCTAAACCAGAAGTGCTCGGAGTTGGCGCTACATTTGGTGAGTCAGAGAAACGTCATCTTGATGCATACTCTGCACTGTTAGAAATTTTGGGGCTAAACGAAGAGTTCGAGAAGATTAAAGAAATTCCTGCGGTGAATGACCGTCACGTTTACCTAACGAAATATAAAGAGTTCTCCACGGCAAGACTGGAAGAGAATTTCCTCAAATCAATCATTTTATTTTCTCTTTTTATAGAAAATGTTTCGTTATTTTCTCAGTTTTTTATCATTCAATCCTTCAACAAGCATCGCAAGTGGCTGGTAGATATCAACAATGTAGTCGCGGCAACTTCGAAGGAGGAAGCAATTCATGGAATGTTTGGCACGTGGTTAATCAACCAGATTAAAGAAGAACATCCTGACTTTTTCAATGATGAGTTAAAAAAACTCATTTACCTCTACTCTCGCAAGGCTTATCGCGCTGAAGAGAAGTTATTGAAATGGATTTTTCCTGATGGCGATTTAATCTTTGAACCAACAGTGGATGGATGCAAGCCAGATCATATAAAAATCTTAGAAGTGAAAGACTTTATTAAGAATAGGCTAAATGAAAGCTTGACAGGAATAGGATTAGACCCTATATTTGACGTAAATGAAGCTCGTCTTGAAAAAACCAGATGGTTTGACGAGAAGCTAATTGCTGGTGTCCATGTAGATTTTTTCAATCAGCGACCAACTAATTACGTGCGCAAAAATAAGGCGATTTCAGAGAACGATTTATTCTAATGAGAATTATTAAAGAGGGTCATCCACCATCAGAGGATTTATATCGAGGCGAGTGTCATACGTGTGGAGCAATTGTAGAGTGGCAAAGAAAAGAAGGTTCATCATCTCATGACAGGAATGAGACACTATTTCATATTGACTGTCCAACGAAAGATTGTAATACTCAAATTTTCGGCACCAAACTTCCTAAACCTGAACCACGAGGAATAAGCGAACGATAATGGATTTCGAATGGCTTAACAAAAAATCTAAGATCTTTCTTTCGGGTGGATACTTAGAAGAGGGTGAAGATCCAATTCATAGGGTTCGTGATATCGCCGCTACAGCAGAAATAATTCTCGGTATCAAGGGTTTCGCAGACAGATTCCTTGACCATGCTGCCAAAGGACATTTTCTTTTTTCTTCTCCTGTATGGGCGAACTTTGGTCGCAAGCGCGGACTTCCTATCTCATGTTTTGGATCGTATGTTCCTGATACTATGGAGGGAATTCTTGATACGAATTCTGAGATAGGAATGATGAGCAAAATGGGTGGTGGAACCAGCGCATACTATGGTGCTGTTCGATCACGAGGTTCAAAAATCTCAACAGGTGGCAAGTCAGATGGTTCGGTATCATTCATGCGGATAAATAACGTCACTGTTGACGTGTCGAAACAGTCAAAAGTTCGGCGCGGGATCTGTGCCTGTTACCTTCCTATTGATCATGGTGATATCGAAGAGTTCTTACAAATCAAACATGAAGGTCATCCTATCCAGCATCTATTTACAGGTGTCACTGTATCCAATCAATGGATGCGGGAAATGATTGAAGGTGATGTAGAAAAACGAAAAATTTGGGCTAAGGTAATCAAGTCTCGCTTTGAGATAGGTCTACCTTATATCTTTTTTAGCGACAACGTAAACGATAACAAGCCGCAAGTTTATAAGGATCTTCAAAAGGAAATCTATGCATCGAATGTATGTTCTGAGATCATGCTGCCATCAAACACTCAAGAATCTTTTGTGTGTTGTTTATCATCGATGAATCTTCTGCACTATCACGACTGGAAAGACACTGATGCAGTAGAAATCATGATGCAGTTTCTTGATGCAATAATGTCAGAGTTCATTGCTAAAGCGTCTTTAGTTCCACACATGGAGCGTGCTGTAAGATTTGCTGCGGAGCATCGTGCAGTCGGTATGGGAGCTACAGGTTGGCACTCACTGTTGCAGTCGAAAGGTATTCCATTCGGATCACTTGAGGCATTACAGTTGAACAAAGAAATCTTTAGCCTCATGGATGAACAGAGTCTTGAAGCGTCACGTAAGATGGCTGAGACTCATGGGACCACACGAATGATGGCACCATATAACGAGAGATGGGCAACACGAATGTCTTTAGCGCCGAACACTTCATCTGCTTTTATTCTCGGTCAAGTATCTCAGTCAAAAGAACCAATCTGGAAGAATTACTATACCAAAGAATTGGCAAAGATCGATACGCCGATTAAGAACCCTGAATTAGTGAAACTTTTTGCGGAAAGAAACATTGATGAAAAGGTGTGGCGACAAATTCTTTTAGCCGATGGATCAATTCAAAACTTAAACGTCTTTGATGATCACGAGAAGGAAGTTTTTAAAACGTTTCCTGAGATAGCGCCGAAGGATATTATTATGCAAGCGGCAGGGAGACAACCCTATATTGATCAGGGTCAATCAACTAACTTGATGATTCATCCTGACACACCAGCGAAAGAAATGAATGAACTGCTAATATATGCGTGGGAGAATGGTATTAAATCATTGTATTACCAGCACAACGCATCAAATGCAGCGCAGACATTCTATCGCAAGAACTTGAACGAATGTTCAGTATGCGAAGGCTAAATGATAAACAGATGATAAAATTCTGCGTTGGCTATATAATATGTAGTTTGATAGCAGGTGGTGCCCTATGGATTTGGGCGTTTTTGAGATAAATAGCTATGGAAATTGAAGTAGAAGGAACAGAGAAGCGAGTGTGTGAAGATATCGCCGCTCGTCAAAAGTTCGGTAAGGAGAAATATGGAACGACGGTTGAAGAAAATCCACTGTCGCATCGTGAATGGTTACAACATGCATATGAGGAAGCTTTAGATTTTGCGATCTATCTTCGACGTGCAAAAGAAGAAGTTCTTGCGTTAGAACTTGACCTTGCTGACCTCAAAGAGGAACAGAGAGAACTTGACGCTCAACTAAAAGCGGGGCAAATTCCTAAATTTGTTGATGAATGTAAACCAGAAAAGGAATCAAAAAGGTCACAATCTGAAGTTAAAGGTGATCCGTTCAGCAATCCTAACGTAGATGAGAAAGGGAACCCAATCATGACGAAGAAACTATCATGAAGCGGCGAAATTTATTAAAATTATTTTGTGCACTTCCTTTTATAAAGAAACAAGAGGAAGAGATAGAAGTCAGGATTCAAGACGAACTTGTTTATGTTGACAGGTCAAAGAAGGTTGGTTGGTATGCGGAGCTTCATGAGGGTCGAATCATCATAGATGACAAAGTATCAAATATAATTTAGTGATATGAAGCGACGAAATTTATTGAAGACAGCGGTTGTAGCACCTCTAGCCGCAGCATTACCAACACTTCCAGAAGTTGAGTGGACCTATAATTGTCAGAATCAAATATGGAGTGACTACTTAAAGTATGATTATAATTTATTCATCATGCCCCCTGCAACTGGCAAGACCTACATGGCAGATTACATTAGGGGTTGGTGGGAGAAACGTCAAGTCGATATACCTGATGAAGAATTGATAGATAACGATCTAGAAGAGAATCACAGGGGAACATACTATCTGTGTGGAGAGAAGGTGATGAGGTTCGATGACGATAGAGGTCTTATTCACATACCTAAACTGACAGTTTTCGCTACACTATCAGGTTCAGAGGAAGCTATCGAAGGTTATCATCGTATAGCTATGAGCGGTATGTTTAATGATCGGCGCTTTCCTATCGAAGAACTCGAAGATGATATGCCGATGCCTATCTTTCACCAATCGAAACCAGAGAATTATATGAGGGAATATGAATGTAAGTTCTTCCCTAAAAAGGTTAGAATAATAGCATGACAGAAATTCTTATACTCGATTACAATCGACCAAAGGAACTGGAGGAACTACTATCATCCATCAGGAGGCTTTGTCACTTCGATTACAAGGTGGTGATTCTCAACAATGGTGGCGAACGATACGCTGACAAGTATGCTCGTGAAGAGAGGGTGGAGGTAATCAACAACCAGATCAATATTGGTTGTGGTGCTGGCACCGTGCAATTATTCAGTCAGTGTCAGAGTGAGTATGCATTCTATATTCAAGTAGATCATGAACTAGCTAATCCAGTATACGAAGCAGACATTAGAGGCTTTGTTGACCTGATAGAAAATCAAGGTTATACATACGTAGACTTAGCAGGTAATCAGGGTAACGGAGGGTATAGTGAAAGGGCACAATTTATAGGCCGCGATTTCTATCTCACCGTACCAAAGAATTTTGGAGGGCCGGGTCCGCTCGATGACTTGAAGTGGACAGAAGAGTGCGTCCAAAATTATTTGGAAGCAGAAGATTTGAATAGATTCTATACAGTTAGACTACCAAATGGTTCGCCGCTATTCATAGACAAGGGTAGAGATTCTGTTCGTAGCAATCCAGATGGTAGTTGTTGGAAACATCACCCCGACACAAAGGTGGTATATTGTTTAAAGAAACCTACTGAAAGGTTTTCGTTTCCGCCGCTTGACGAGTCTGAATGGCAGCTAGCATTAGGTGGTAATTGGCCTGAGGAAGGTCGTATCATTAATGCGTGGGCAGATAATTCATTCGAAGTGTGGAATAAGAAACCAGCAACAATTGACCCATCACAATTGGACGGGACTGAAACCCCCGAATGGGAATATTGGAAATTAAATTATGAGAATTTGATGACTTTCGAAGAGTTTGAGGAAAATTATATGGTTTGTCCTCACTGTGGGGGGTATACAGAAAACAATAACCCATGTATTTGTTATGCAAGATAGTATAGAGTTACATCTATACTGTTGGTTATTTTGGAGCTTTGCGGTCTTAGGTCTAATCGCCAACCATTATTTCGGGCGCTATACCCCTTCACTCTATTCCTTTTTCCATCGTTTTTATACCGTAATGATATTTATAGGAAGCTTTCTTGTGTTAATATCTGGAATTTTTTACCTTATTTACAATGACCTTTTTTGATGAACAGAATCCAAATAAATATCAGCGCCTAAAAGATCTACTGGTGCCGCACAATGTAGAGATGAAAAATTGGACTGGTCGTTTGAGCAGTCAATTCGACGGTAAATACTGGAGTTATACTTATAAGTTCTGTCGTTGTGGTGTGGGTGATGGGTCTTATGTATTACCTGCACAAATGGTGGAGTTCTCACCATTACAGATTTTGTCATATGGTATTGGCGACGATCCTGAGGGTGTATCATTTGAACAGTCGTTAGATAAAGATTATAATTGGATATCTATGTATGACGGTTCCATTGATGAAGTTCCTGCTAAAATACAATACGGAAAGTTCTACAAGGAATATTTAACGGCAGACAACTTTCATAAACATCTTAAAGAAAATACGTTTGGAGGTGGTTCTGACTTTAATGTGTTGAAGATGGATATTGAAGGTCACGAATATGATTGGTTAAATGATGATAACCTTGCACTGCTTAAGAGTTACTTCGCTGTCATATGTATTGAGGTTCATTCTTTAATCGAAGAAGTTCCTGATGGATGGGTGCTTGAGCCACAGTTGGCACAGGCAAAGCGTGACTTTGCTGGTAGACTGAGATTCTTTGAGGGTCTAAACAAACATTTTTGGTTGTGGCACATGCACGCTAACAACCACGCGCCACGACACGTAGACTTCCCTGACTCTCTTGAGCTAACATATATAAGTAAGAAGTGGGGTAAGGATCTCGGAGTCAGGCGCGAAAAATTTCCAGTTGATGGATTGGATGAACCAAATTATGATGGAAGACCAGACTATGTGCTAGATTGGTGGATATGATAAAGAAATTATATAAAAGATGGCGCTATGGAATAAACATGAACAATGTGGTTCCTGATCCTGAGTTCCCTGACAAAGACTATTATCCTTTTTTCTATAAAGGGGTTAGAACAGAACAAAACAATAATATATTTGAGTTTCTAAATAAGTTGTCGCGTGAAACTTCACCAATGAGAATTCTTGAGTTGGGTTATCGTCATGGAGGTTTTACCTCATTACTTCATGATCATTGTTTATCAAGAAATATTCCCATTTATGCTTACGATATTGAAGCGTTAGAGAAATCGAAACTGTCCAATAGAGTTATGAGGGTGCATGGTAACATATTTCATATGATAGAAAGAATTGGAGGAATAATTCAAAACGAAGGTCAATCGTTAGTATTCTGTGATGGTGGTGACAAAAACCTTGAGTTCCAATTACTTTCTCCATATCTTAAAACGGGTGATGTCATCATGACTCACGACTACGCACCAAACAAAGAAATATTTGAGGCCGAATATTTAGGCAAACGATGGGACTGGCATGAGAGTTGGTATGGAGAGATTTCTGCTACTGTTCTCAATGAAAACTTAAAAGATTTCTGCACTGAGGAAGCTAATGCGGCAGTGTGGAGTTGTTATCAAAAATGAAATTATTACTATCAATCATAGCGGCAGTAGCACTAATTGGGTGCGCCGAAAAAGTAGAATATCCAGCAGATGCACGAGTCATAGCTATTGAAGGTATGGGTTGTGGCAACTGTGAGTCAGCAGTAGAACTAGCTGTGTTCCGTGTCGAAGGTGTTCGGTGGGCGCAAGCAGATAAGGACCGCAACGAAGTCCAAATAAAGTTAGATCAAGGTATTTTGTTGGAGCAAATTATTCTGGATATTCAAGAGGCTGTCAATACTACACGTTGTGGACCTGACACATTTATTATGGGGGAACTTATTCGATGATTGAAGTTACTTATTGGCAGCAACTAGCGTTAACAGTACCTATTTATCTTGTATTATTTAATACTAGTGACGAGTGGTGGCAAGGTCTTGTGCAGAGCCTTGTAGTGGGGATATTTCTCGGAGTGTTTATTTTTGTATAATGAGTAAGAAAATTTTAATTACAGGAGTAACAGGGCAAGATGGTAGCAATATGGTTGACTACCTGCTTAAGCATACTGATGATACAGTAGTAGGTGGAGTGCGCCGACTATCTGTCAAGAATCACGAAAACATTGAACATCTAAAAGATGAGCCACGGTTCAAGCTGATAGACCTTGACGTTACAGATCAAATAAATACTAACCTTATCATACAGGAAGAAGAACCTGATTACTTTATCAACTTTGCGGCGAATAGTTTTGTCGGCACGAGTTGGAAGATGCCAGTGCAACACATGATGAACAATGCTATGCCTGTCATGTATCAACTGGAGGCAATCAGGCGTCATGCACCAGACTGTCGTTACTATAATGCAGGATCAAGCGAACAATTTGGTGACGTAAAATATTCACCACAAGATATAGCTCATCCGTTCCGACCACGATCACCATATGGTATATCAAAATGTTCGGCGCATCACATGGTAAAAGTCTGGCGCGAATCTTATGGCATTTATGCCGTTCAAGGATTGTTATTCAATCACGAGGGAGTTAGACGGGGAGAAGAATTCGTGACACGAAAGATTTCTAAAGCTGTGGCACGCATCAGACATCAACTAGATAGAGGTGTTCCTATTACACCACTTGAATTAGGTAATCTCGGAGTTAAGCGAGACTGGAGTGATAGCATGGATTTCATGGATGGAATTTGGCGCATGTTAAATCAAGACAAGTCTTTTTCTAGTGCTCATGGATGTGAAGAAGCATATACTGTTGGGCGCGTTTATGAATTCGATAATCGCCATGCCAAAGATTATGTTCTTGCTAGTGATGAGACTCATACTATTCGTGAATTTGTTGAATTGTCGTTCAAGGAATTAGGTATAGAAGGTAAGTGGCACGGCAAGGGACAGAAGGAAACGTTTCGTGTTACTCGCACAGGTATTACAGATACATTTGTAAAGGTAAATCCTGAATTTTGGCGACCCAATGAAGTTGAATTACTTTGGGGCGATTCAATTCCAGCAAGAGAAGATTTAAATTGGCAACCCCTACTTGACTTTCAGGGATTAGTAAGTAAGATGGTTCAACATGATCACAACGAAATTAAACGTCAAGGACTTTAGCGTTGCTGATCGCATCATTGATTTTCTTGTTTCTTATCGCCGCAGTCTGGCTAGTGCGAATTTTGTTCTTAAAAACTATCCTATTTCAGCGTTAGTTAAAGAGCTTCATTTAGGAACAGCAGAGTTAGAGGGGTTGGGATTGATTGGAGTCCCTTTTCCAACTTTTTTTGATATTCCGATTAAAATTATTCACGAAAGAACATATCTTAGTTTAGAAAGTTATGGCTAAACCACCGACTTATTTTCAAGAGCGGAAAGACTTTTTGGGTCGAATGATTCCTGATCATTCAAAAATCCAATGGCGTGTAGAGATGGGTCATACAAAGAAAATTTTCTTTGTTGATCACAAATCAAAAACGCCAAAGGAACTAAGATATCCTATTGAATTTCTCAATAAAGTGGCACCAGCATTTAAGAATATGAATAGTGTGTGTTACTTTTTAGGAGAGAAAGGAAAAGCTTATTTAGAAACGGAGTTGAACAAGTTCAATTTCAAACCCAAAACAATTGAGTCTGTCGAGCAAGAGGAAAAGATCGGTGAGGATAAAGATGTCAAAGCCATCCCATCCTTAAGACAGTTCCTCAATGAGTAAAAAAGAAGAAGAAGACGAATTAGATTTTGATCAACGATATGTAAAAAACTATATAGCTACGAAAGATATTAAAAAATATCACCTGAATGGTGAAGAATTTCGTGGTGACTATAAAATTTCAACAGGTTCGAAGATTTTCGACAAGTTGATAGATGGTGGTTTCGGCAGTGGTTTAGTGAGGTTTGTTGGACCAACTGAGACGGGCAAAACCGCTGAAGCTTTAGAGGTTCAAGAGAATTTTCTAGCTACAGTTCCCAATTCAAAGGGAATACTCATCAAAGCAGAAGGTCGCTTAGATGAGAACATGACCGCACGTGTGAATACTAAGTTCACAGACGACCCCGAAGAGTGGGAAGAGGGAATGTGTTGGGTGTTTAAATGTAATGTATATGAGGTGGTATTCGACCTATTACGTGCGCTCATTACAGACAGAGAAAACAAAACCCGCTACTGTATTCTCGTTGATTCCATGGACGGACTGATTCGCAAAGAGGATCTTGAAAAGTCTACAGGTGATGCACCGAAAGTCGCGGGTGGTGCTGTCATGACAGGTGATTTTCTTAAGCGCACAAATCTATATCTCGGAGAGTTCGGACATCTATGTATTATGATGGCACAGGTACGAGCAGAGATCAAGACCAGTCAGTATGATCCGAAGGACAGAAACAAACTCGGTGGCGCATCAGGTGGTAATGCGGCTGTGCACTATCCCAATTGGGTGATTGAATTTATGCGCCCCAATCAAGGTGATTACTTTCGTCCCGATATGAAGGGGCAGATTGGACCAGAGAATAAACCATGGGGAAGAAATGTAGGTATTCGTATCTGTAAATCGACTAATGAAACTACTCAGTTGCAAGCCAAATATCCTATTAAGTTTGGTAGGGTTGGTCAGTCTGCGATCTGGAATGAGCGCGAAATTATTGATTTACTTTTAGCATGGGGATATTTAATTAAAAAGGGTTCGTGGATCAAGACAGATGATTCCGTGACTAGCTACTTAGGTGAAGACAAGCCTCTAAATATTCAGGGTATAGAAAAATGGTATACTGTTGTCGAAGAAGACAAAGACTTGTGTAATAAGCTATCGGACTTTGTTGACACAAACATTTTAGATAAACTATGATTTTCCTAAGCGCGACTGGCAGAAAAATAAAAGTCAATTCATCTAAATATGTGGTGGATTGGGACGCTAAATCGCGCAGTAAACTACAAGCTTCTGTCAAACAAATCTTAAAAGAAGTTTGGCGCGGCGATAGAGTTTTCGAAGAATTTCCTGTTGTTGGAACGAGGATGACCATCGACTTCTACAACGCCACTCAGGAGGTGGCGATAGAAGTCGATGGCAAACAACACATCGAATTTAATAAATTCTTTCACAGGGGTAACAGAATGAACTTTCTAGATCAACTCAAACGAGATGATAAGAAGGAAATTTTCTGCGAAGACAATGGTATCAAGCTGTATCGTATCTACGAGGGAGAGGATTTATCTGAAAGTGTGCAAAAAATACTTGACGATTATGAAAAGTAGTGGTAACTTGATTCTTAAGCAGAAATATGGACAAAGAAAGATTGCCCCAAACTGGTGTTCCCGACAGTTTACTTACAAAACTATTTGATGCTACGGGAAACTCCCGTGGTGGTAACAAAGGTTTCTTTTTATTTTTTATTGGTCGTGATGGTATTCCTAATTGTGTGGCTAGACCAGTCAATACTGCAACTCGGCTAGCAATAATATCAATCATCGAATTCTACCCCGATGAGGATTATGAAGATGATAATCCACTCGCCTTATTGGAAAACTTGTTTCATTCAACAGGTGACGTTTATGGTAACAACAAAGGTTTCCTTTTCTTCTATATTAATGAAAATGGCAAGCCAGTCTATTATGAAAAGTATCAAGATGAAGCTACGTATTGTGCTATATCAAGCTGCGTAAGTGATACGTATCACAATTACGGGGAAGAAGAGGAAGAAGATGATTAAAGAACTTGATCTAGAAAAGAAGGTGCTGAGTGGATTACTACAGCATCAGGAAACGTGGGGGCAGATAGCAACACTTCTCGTAGAAGACGACTTCTACTCAGAGGATAGTAAGGTTCACGTATCTATGTTTAAGCTGATACGTTCGGCGCTAAACAACAGCGAAGCAATTGATGACACAATATTAATTGGGCGCTTCAAACAATTAGGAACATCCTTTGTAGATAACATTGACCTACCAGAATATGTCAGGTCATTAATTTATTATGAGATACCCCTTGATGTCTTTTTAACTTCAATCAAAGAATTGAAAAAGGTAACGTTCCGTCGAGCAATGTGGAACGTTGCAGAAGAACAAAAGAAGTTTGTCAAAAAGGTAGATCCTTCGACTCCATACAATGAGTTAATGTCGTCTGTAGATAAGATACACAATGATGCTATCTCATCTTTTGAAGCTGGCGGCGAAAAAACTACAGTCAATCTATCGGAGCGTGCTGAAGATTTTATCGAAGGTATCGCCAACAATCCACCTGAACACATTGGGTTTCCCTCTCCATACGAGACGATGAACCGTATTTATGGTAGTGTTCTTCGCGGAGGAAACATTTTCTGTCTTGCGGCACGATCAAAAGCTGGTAAGACTTCTTTCCTCATCGATATGGCGATGAAAACTTCATATACGCATCAGGTTCCTATCATTCATTTTGATAATGGGGAGATGTCAGAGCGCGAATTGATGTTTCGTATGGTTAGTGGTATGTCAGGCATCCCACAATTTATGTTGGAGGATGGTTCATGGCGCAAGCGTAGCTACAATGATTGGAGTGCCGAAGAAGTATTTCAACGGGTCCGTGACGTATGGAGTCGCATAAAGAAAACAAAGATCTTATATGAGAATGTAGCAGGATTATCAAGTGAAGAAATGTGTAGTCTTCTCAAGCGTGTCTACTATGAGAATGTAGGTAGGGGTGAGGAAGCTGTTTTCTCATTTGATTATCTCAAGACTGATTTTGATAATCTCGGACGTGGTAGTGATTGGGCATTTGTTGGCAAGACTCTTGACGGATTTAAGCGAGTGATAACCAAAGATTTAAAATTTGATGGTGAGCCTGTTGTATCTATGGCAACCAGTGTTCAATGTAATCGTTTGGGTATCACGTCAGGTCATGATGCTAACAGCGTTCAAGACCTTGAGCATGAAGGGGCAATGGCGCTGTCAGATTTAATCCCCCAATTTGCTTCGTGGTCTTTCATGTTAAGGTGGAAAACTCAAGATGAACGTGGTAGATGGGGCGAACAATTCGGAACACACAACTTAATTGGTTTGTTGGCGCGGCACTTAGGAGAAGATGTTGCTGGACATATTAATCCTGTTGATCATCCAGACGGACCAGCAAGAAAGAATTTCATTAACCTAAATTTTGAAAATTTTAGTTTCGAAGATCGTGGTGACTTTCGAGACATCGTGCATCACCTTGAGAATCGTGATGTTCAACCTCAACAATCTGATGAATCAGAATTACCAAATGAATTAGCATGAATGCAACAGTAACAATTGAAGTAGATGTATTGGAGGCAGCAAGTGAGCTTTCAGAAGATGAAACTCTTGAGCTTATCAAACACATTGATGAGGAAATTATAGCAGACACAGGTTTTAGCGTCAAACTTTTGGGGCAATTATTTGAGTCGTTAACCAACGATATTACTAAGAAAGAACTTTTAGAGTTCTTAGAGACGGGGAGTGAAGCGGCGATTAAAACGTGGTAAATTAGTGTAATAGGGGCTGTCCGGTTGATGGCATAAAGCTGTTGGCTGGACCTTTTATTATGCACTACGAAACACAATTTTATTTTGAGTGGAGAAAACTACAGCTTTTGGAAAAACGGGTGGAAACGAGCACTAAGAAAGCGCAAAGATTACCGCACGTGGGATCGATACGTAAAAAGTCTACAGAGAAGTAAAGCGGCGAAGGGTGGATGAAACCACAGGCAGTAGATATAGCGAAAGAAAGGTTACAAGAATTTCATTCACGCCTTGTCGTTCGAGTTGGCAATTGGGAAGACGAGGTAGTTTTGTATGTAAGGTATCAGGCGGGATCGATGAAAGTTTATCGTTCCTTACCTGATGAAATTGAAGGATTCCGTATAATAAAGGACGGACTAGAACCAAAAGTTAAAACATGAGGACAGTAAAAAAGTTATGGTCATAGCTACAACATCAAATAAAGTATTGAAGATCGAGGGCATTACAATTGAGACACTTGATCAGGACAACGGATTATATTATGGACTCGCCAAAACTGGCGACGGATTTCTGGTGGCAAGTCGCCATCATGACTCAGCTACAATTCTATACCATTATTGTTTCAACAAGGAACACAATCTACAACTACGTGAGAAGTGGACGGTGCCAACGGTTGGTGATGTTCATGGTATTGCTTACGTAAATCGGCGCGTATACCTTACGGACACAGCACATAAACGAGTAGTAAGTTTCGACATCGATAACGAGAATGTTAAAACCGAAGACTGGTTGGGTTCCCATCCACACATTAACACAATCGAATTTTATCAAAACTGTTTTTACATTGCAGGGTTGACAAATAACAAGCTGTATCGCCAGCATAGTAGCGGTGAAATTCTGTTTGACAAACTAGAGCAGGCAGATGGAATCCATACTATCAAACCACATCAAGGTTCGATATGGGTGTGTAGTTCAAACGAGTGTACAGTCAAGGAATTTTCTACTAGTCTAAATCGATGCCTGTCTACTATACAGATAGGTGATCCAGAAAAGTTTATGTCTCGTGGTTTGGCATGGGACAATGGTTTGTTTTATTGTGGTATGTCACCACGAGGTAGACGCAATGAACGACACGAGTTAACTTCTCAAATTTACGTTAAGTCTGAGCATGATGCTCCCTATACTATTGAATTGAAAGGGGAGGGACAGGTGTGCGACTTGCTTGCACTATGAGTGACTACTATACAATTTTAGTCAACCTCGGATACAAACTACATAATCGCGGCGACTACTGGCAGACTGCCGCTGTGTTCAGACACGGTGACAATCCAACGGCACTCAAGATTTACAAAAATTCGGGTGTCTGGATTGACTTCGTTGATGGTGACGGTAAAGCGCAAAGCTTTAAAAAACTGTTACAGAAAACAACAGGGAAAGAAGACGTTTCTCAGTTTGAGCTAGAACAGTTACGATATGAAAGGCGGCAATTTTTGAGCGAAGAAAAAACATTTCCCGATGATTGTTTGGGGCGATTGCTACCAGACTACGATTTCTTTTTGCATAAAGAAAAGGATGCTTCCATTACAGCCGCAACGCAAAAAGCTTATTCTGCTGGTGTAGCGACTAAGGGGAGTTTATATAACCGTGTAGTATTTCCTATCCGAAATAAAGATGGTAAGATCCATGGGTTTTCGGGGCGTGATATTACTGGTCGCTCACGTATTAAGTGGTTACATAATGGCAAAGCAAATAATTGGCTATACCCTTACTATACGGTAAATGAATGTCGTGAATCTATTCGTGAACGTGGGTATTTGATTCTTGTCGAGTCCATTGGTGATTCAATGGCCCTGTATCAAGCTGGATTTCCAAATAATATAGTTGCATTTACTAACAGTATTTCGCCGCGACTTGTGGCAAGACTCGCCGCCCTTAATGTAGATGTGGTCGTTGCATTCAATAACGACCATCAAAAACCATTAGCTCAAAACGAGGGTGTAAAAGGGGGCATTAATAGCCTACTAAAACTTTTTCAATTGATTGATTTCAAGAAACTGTGGTTCATGCCACCAGTCAAACATGTTGATTTCGGTGAGATGAAAGGTAACAAAATTACCGACCACTTTCGAGTGACCTACGACGAAGAGGAACATAAAAAGCAGATTGCTTTGTTGCTCCGTGGCACTCAAACGATTACTCCTATGAAGACTCTTCTTCCAACCCTAAGCAAATTAAAAAAGGAGTATCACTTTCATTATGATGACTAAACTTTCGGCTAGCCGAATCAAAACCTTACAGGATTGCAGTTGGGTATACTGGTGCAATTATATATTGAAATTACCACAGACCAAAACACCAGCTTTGGCTATGGGTTCGGCTTGTCACGGAGTTTTTGAATGCTTAGGAAATCCGCGCCATAAACATCACTACAAAGCTATCCTTGATGCGGGTGACATAGCAGGTTCACCAGCGGTTTATAGATACGTTGAGAAATTTTTACAGAAAGATGGTTGTGATCCATCTGAGTTAGTTAAGAGACGTGATGGTGAGTCAGAAATCGCGGCTATTGATCATTGTAATAACATGATCCTTTCTGGTTTACGCTATGATTTCTTTGGTGAGTCTGTCAATCCTGACGAGTCAGTAGATGAAATTTCATTTGATATTGAGCACGATGACGGTGAAACTCGTTACCATATTCGCGGCTTCATTGATAAGTTATTCCTTTTTAAAAATAAAACTCGTGCATTAATACGTGACTTTAAATCAAATAAACGTTTATTCTGTCAGAAAGATATTGAAGATAACACTCAGGACTTAATGTATCGGTTAGCCGTTGCTCATCTATATCCTGATGTGGTTAAACGTGAGACAGAATTTTATCTATTACAGTTTGGACCTGATGAAGGTTCTGTTAAAACACCAGACGTTTCTGATGCTGAACTTGAAGGGTTCAAACATTTCTTAACTGACATTCAAAATACTTTAGATAACTTTACTCGTCATGATGCTACCAGACAATTCGCTGCTGACAAAGGTTATGTCGATAAGTATCACGGTTTTGCTGGACTGTTGAAGTGTGGTGTCTACGGCAAAACTTCTGCTGACCACCCTGATGCGAAGAAGGTTAATGGAGATCCCATGTGGTATTGCGAATGCAAGTTTGCTTATTTTTATTATGTTCTTCTAAGCGACGATGGAAAAATCTTAGCTACGGCAATAGACTCATCGGATTTACCAGAACCACAAGATGGTCAGGTAGTCAAGCGCCGATATTATGAAGGGTGTCCTAAATTTCAACACTTAGATTACAATAAAAAGATGCTTTTACGTGCTGAAAAAGAAGGTTTCGCTTGACAAGGGACGTGATCATGCTATAATGAGGTATGAAGTTGACGCCATGGAAAATTGCTCGTGTCCTCCAGCACCTTCCTCTTGAAGATCAAGTATCGATTAAGCTTGTACTGAGAGAGCAGAACGATATTATTGAAGAGTTTGATGAGGCCACTGGTGAGACAGTAAAACGACGAAAGGGAATCTCGCCAGAAACAATATCGCGTTTAGTATTGATGCATAATGCTATTGCCCCCGCAGTAAAAACAAAGGGTGCGTTCGGTAAACGTGGCACTAATCGCAAGGCTCAGTTGTTCCAGAAACGTCTGGTGATGAGCGAACTGTTTGAAAAAGCAAAGAAGGAGATTGAGGATGAGCAAGCGGAAGCTACCACAGAGGGTGACACTGACTCGCAGTAGTCCTATTGCGTTTGGTGTTTTTTCAGATGCTCAAGTAGATTTTATTCTATGGATGTATTTCGATGGTTTCTATTTAGCTACTAATTTAGAAACGTCGGAGTGCGAAACTATACACGAAAGTCAGGTTGATGACCCCACTATTTAAAACACATTTTTCTATAGGTAAATCTATTCTGACACCTAAACGATGTTTTGAGCTTGCCAAAGATTTAGAAGAAGTTGTTTTCGTTGAAGACTCCTTCGGTGGGTTCCGAAAGATCAAGGTGCTATCAGAGAAATTTGATAAGCCATTTCGTTGGGGCATCAGACTTAACTGTAGTTATGCCGATAACAAGGCGAGTAAGATTATTCTATTCGCTAAGGATAATAAGGGTATGGAAGATTTGCGGGAGATATATTCTCGCGCCCAAACTAAATCTGGCGTCTGGAAATATAACAAAGCGTCACTTAAGAATCTTTTATTGTGTGTTCCCTTTTACGATTCGTATGTTCACAAGTCACTACACCATTTCGGTATCTATGACCTACCATTGAATGATCATATTCATTTAGTAGAGGAACACAGTCATCCATATGACTACCAAATTAAGCGTGCGCTTGATAGGTTAGGTGTAGAGACTCAACCTGCGCATACAGTTCTATACGAATTTGATAAACATTTTGAAGAATTTCAGTTCTATAAATCTGTCACCCATCGTAAAGGGGGCAGACCTCCCAATAGAGGTAGACCTGAACTAGATGATTGCGGAAGTAATCTATTCAGTTGGCAAAATTATGAAAAACAGATTGAAAAATCACGAACGGATTCGTAATCTTGAAACTCAAGGTTATGAAGTAACTATCGCACACGCTAGACAGCGTAGTGAAAAAGGAATTGAACCAAAAGGTGGAGCAACTATTGTTACTCTCACTACACCTAATAGAAAGACTTTTATTGGGGAAGCTGAGTGTAGTAGTCATGACGTGTTCGATAAGAAACTCGGCGTTCGTATTGCTCTCGGTCGTGCTATCAAACGACTTCCTAAACCTACACTGCGCCGATCTAAAGCAGATAATTGAGGTGTCGAAACATGTGACATATGTTTCGAAGATATCAGTTGATATGTTTGAGTATAACCAAAAATATATAGACTTTGATACGGAGACAGAGGGATTAAACTATAGGTATTCTCGTCCATGGGAATTCTCTTATCTCCAGTGTCAGGGTCATCAAGTTAAGTCAAAGCGTCAAGTATATATTGACGTTCCTAACTTGCAGTTATCTGATTTTGTCAAAAAGCTAACAGGTTTTAGTCAAGAGAAATATGATGACACAAAAATTTCGCCGCGTGATGCGTGGGATGAAATTGAAGCTATCATCTATGACGAAAACAATATTCTAGTAGGACAAAACATTTTGTTTTTTGATGTGTGGATGATTCCACTGATTGCAGAGATGGCAGGAGTCAAGATTGAACAGTTTGATTACTCGTTCATGGACAGATTCATGGACACTAGATTTCTTGCGGTCGCATGGAAAAATCAACTTGACAAACCACGAGATGGAGACTACCTTCACTGGTTCTACAAGCTGCATTATGATAAGGATCTTAAACGTCGTGGAGTAGGACAAGAAGCGTTGTTGAAAGCGTTAGGTATTCCATATGATCGTTATCAACTGCACGATGGTTTGTATGATGTAGGAATGAACTGGAAGATATTTTTAGAACTAAAAAAGATTTTGAAATTATGATTGGTATTTACTACAGTTCACAAAGCGAGGGCGGAATAAAAATAAGATCAGTTTGGCGCAGTAATGATACAGAGATAGCGTTGGGAGACGGTGTTGTTACAGATTTAGAATTTAACATACTAAGTAGAAACTGGAACCTTCAACTCATAAGAGAATGACTTATTATCCTGATAAATGGTGTGTGTTTCAGTGTAACAATGGCACTGATTACAAAGTGTTCGCTACATGGTCTGGTGGTTATCTCAGTGGAGATAGTTGGCGCACTAACTCTTGTATCAGTAAGGTAGAAGAGACTGACACACATTATATATTTCGTGGATACAGTGGATCAGTTTATGAGTGCCACAAAGAAGCATATGGAATGACAGTATATGGTGCATCAGTTTTAGGTAATATCAAAACTCTGTCAGAAGAAGAATTTAAAAAATTAGATTGGGAATGTATTACGCAGGAATAGGGCGGCGAACTATACCAGATGATATTCAAGTATCATTTGAGAAGTTCGGTAGATGGGCGCAAGATCAAGGGTTAACTCTTCGTTCAGGTGGTGCCGAAGGTGCAGACTTAGCTTTTGAGAAGTATGTGATACCTGCTAACAAACAAATCTTTCTTCCGTGGCGCGGATTTAATGGTCATACCTCTAAATTATTCACTCCTTCGAAAGAGGCTCATACCATGGCGGCAAGGTTTCATCCAAACTGGAAAGAGAAATCCGTTGGATCACAAAAGTTATTGGCGCGGAATGTCCATCAACTTTTAGGACCGAAGCTTAACTCTCCAGTGGAGTTCGTTGTGTGTTGGACAGAGAACGGAAACGATACGGGCGGCACTGGTCAAGGAATTAAGATGGCAGAGACATTGAACATTCCTGTATATAATTTCGGAGCTAAAGACTTCGACAAACAAACACTATTTGAATTAGTATTAGAATTAACAGATGAAATATGATTTAACAAATATAGATCCGTCAACTTCGCTATATACAGTGTTGGCAGGAATGAATGCGATGGATGATGAAAACGAAAGGATTCTTGAGCGTGAAATGCAAGAATATGAAGAGGCACAATCATTTATGGACGGTGAACGAGATTTATTTTCTTCACAAGGCACCTCTCCATTTGCGGCACGGGTAGCTGTTGAACTAGCACGGTCACGTGAACTTCATGGTGATATGCATTCACCTCATGAAGCATACGGTATCATCCGTGAAGAGTTAGACGAGTTTTGGGACGAGGTAAAAGAAAAACAGTTGAATGGAGAAGCTGCTCTCAAGGAACTGGTTCAGATTGCCGCTATGTGTGAGAAAGCAGCACAAGACTTGCACCTTTATTAAAATGCCTACTACAGATTATAGAATATTAAAAATAATGGTTGATCAGTATCAGGAAAAAGCTGATAAGATCAAACAGGATGTAGAATCTTTCGTTACTAATTATCATTTCAATACTGATGAACGTTGGATTTTACTAACTAACTATGATTTTGGCAAGCGTGGTTGGTATACTGTATTCGATTCGTTAGAACAACTGTTCGGTAGGGCAGTGGATTGGATTAAGGATTTTGGGTTGCAGAGGCATTGCATTATAGATGTAAAAGATATCCATACCCAACTTTTAGAAAAGGGTTACAGTGAGAAAGAGTTAGAACCTTTTCGAAATGAAGCAACTGTTAAATTTATTCGCAGCTTTAAACATGATTGGTAATAAAAAGAAAAAGATCTATGTAGCTGGTCCTATGACTGGTTATCCTAAACATAATTTTCCTGCGTTTGATTATGCTAAATCGAGGTTGGAAAAAGATTGGATTGTAATATCACCAGCAGATATGGATAGGGCGATTAGCTATGATCCTACAGGTGGTGATGATCTTGATCACATGAATGAGCAGGAGCTTCGGGAATTTACGGATGATTGTATTCGTCGCGATGTAGAAGTCATTCAAACTGTTGATGCGCTAGCGTTACTTAATGGATGGGAACATTCAACAGGGGCAAAGGCAGAGGTGATGCTTGCTCAATGGCGCGGTATTCCAATTTACAAATTTGTTGATAGTATGGATGAACTATTGAGTGCACCAGTTGGACAGTTAATTGTAGTTGAACAGTTGGTTATCCAAAATATAGATGATCAAGTCAAAAACTTGAAACAGTCGATGCAAACTACTCTTGATGTTTTTCGAAACACACGACCACTTGCAAAAAAATCTGATTTACGTAAGATTGTTGAAAAATCATGAAACTAATCATCATGGGCTATGCTCGGCATGGTAAAGATACTTCGGCAGATTTTCTATGTATTGACTATCCTATTCTGACTACTCAGGGTAGTAGCGCCATTGCAAATGATTTGTTTATCTATAGTGCACTCAAAGATAAATATGGTTATACCTCCAAAGAAGAATGTTTCGAGGATAGATATAATCACCGTGACGAATGGTTTGATTTGATCTGTGATTATAACAGGTATGATCCAGCTAGATTAGGCCGCGAGATTTTCAAGCGCCATGATATTTATAGTGGCATCAGAAGTCGGCGCGAATTCTATGCTTTGAAAAATCAGAACCTATTCGATGCAGCTATATGGATTGATCGTTCAGATGTATTACCAAAAGAATCTAATGAGTCTATGGATATTGAACCATGGATGGCAGACTTTTGGGTTGACAACAACGGAAGTATGGACGATCTTAAACGCAACCTTCGGGCGCTTATAGAAACACAACAATGGACGTAACGAGATGGAGTAGACTAGTTCGCCTAAGAGATGGTGGGCATTGTGTGGTATGCGGAGGCAAGTTTCCAATTTGGCGCTTGCACGCTCACCATATTAAACCACGATCCCTTTATCCTTTTTTAGAAACACGTCTTAACAATGGTGTGTCGCTCTGTGCACCGTCACAATTGCACTATTGATTGTTTAGACGATGACCCTGATCGTGGTTGGAGAATGTTTCAACCTATGTTTCAACGATACGTCAGGCTATCAGGCCAAATGCGTTATAATATAGAAAATCAGAAATGATATTAAAATTTAAAAAGGTTCGTAAGGCTAGTGTTGAGTATGCTATTAATGGAAATGTAGGCAAACAATCATCTGGTCCAGTAAGAGAATGGTGGGTCGTTAATGACGAAACCAATAAAACTCGTTTGTGTTGTTGCCATTTGGTGAGAACAAGTTATGTTCCCTTTCAATATAGTAAAGATCAATTTAAAACCTTATGCTTTCTTGCTGAGTTACACGGTTGGCAAGTGTCCGTTACCGATGAAACTATTGTAACAAAAGAAAAATTAAAATGAATAAATTATATAAAAACTGGACCGTTCACAACTTGATAGCTCACCCACTTTCCGAAATCGTTCATTGGTTTACATGTTGGAAGTGGGGCGATAAGGTATCAGGTTGGATTCATGACGTAACAATTCCACAAAACATCGACAACGGAAGAGGGTAATGTTTGAAGATTTTAAACCATATGACGATTGTGAACCAGCAGGTCTAGAACTTCCTAAAATCGAGGTTGAAGCTAAAGTTTTAGACAAGTTGGGGTTAGACAATAGCGCATCAAGTTTTGATGTAATGCGTGGGCTTGCACTAGAGGGTGCGAAGGAACGTGGTATTGAAAACTTACCCAACAAACAAGAATACTACGACAGGGTTAAAACTGAGCTTCAAATTTTTGAAGAGTTGGGTTTCACTGACTATATCTTATTGAATTGGGATGTAATAAATTTTGCGCGGAAAAATAAGGTGCCCATCGGAGATGGTAGAGGTTCCGCCGCTGGATCATTAGTGCTGTATCTATTAAGGGTTACAAATATTGACCCGATTAAATACGGACTGTATTTTGAGAGATTTGTGTCTCCGTCACGGGCGAAGAAAATAACAGACAAACATGGAAAAACGTTTCTTGTTGGTGCTCTTGCTCCTGATGTGGATACTGATATCGCCCATTCTCATCGTCCACTCGTTATTGATTACATTGAGGAAAAACATAAAGGTCGCACATCAAAAATTCTTACATACAATACATTCTCTTCGAAGCTATGTATTAGAGAAGCGGCGAAATATTTTGGGGAGGTAGACGAGGAAGAGGCTAACCGTATTTCTGATATGGTGCCGAAGGAACATGGTAAAGTGTTATCTTTAGAGCGTGCCTATGAGGAATCTGATAAGTTCAAAGAATGGGTAGACGAAAATCGAAAAATCTTTGATCACGCATTAGTGATTGAAAATTTACATAAGAACAATGGTGTTCACCCATCAGGTATTGCCATCTGTTCACAAGATATTCGTAAGGTCATGCCGTTACAGCTTACCAAAGATGGTA